ATCAAATCAAATGACACTTGACACACTGCACAATGTTTCACTCACCGAGAATGAGATATCAATAATTCTCTATTACTTAGAAGAGGTTGCTAATAGGTCAAAGGAAGAGTATGACCCTGAGATTGATACTATCTTTGATAAGTTACAATCAGTAGGTTACTCGTACAGTTAGTATTACATAGAGGAAGGAGTTTTGCCTCATCACAACAAACAAAAGTGACTCTGTAAAGTATAGATAATTTTCTAAATGTGGATAGGTTGGTTAATAGAGAGGGACTGGTAATCCTTCTCTCTTTTTTTATGTTTTTAACTCAAATAAGGTGAAAAAGTATTAAAAATGATTAATAAATGTGTTAATTAATGTATATGTGTGAGTTATCTGTTGAGAATATTTGTTGTTATTGAGAATCAATAAGGAGTCTTATTGAGAATAATTGAGGGTATTAATGCTCTCTAAATCTTATAAACCTGCCAGATCCTTGTGATCTTAGCAAGCATACACAAAGGAACGCAATTTGTCAACCCCCCAGGATTACAAAATCTGACAAATACTCTAAAAAACATATGAATATCTTATAAATACCCCCAAGACACTTGACAATGACTGGCAAGCATCTTATACTGTACACATACATCAATGGAGCACTATTATGTCGGTTGCGTATTCCCAGGCACAGAAGCACAAGTATAGAGTGACATTGGAACTTGATGTTCTAAATGACTTTGACCCACACAATTTGGACTGGACAAAAGTATTTAAGTTAGAACCAGCAGAACATTGCGAGGCATATGTCGAGGACTTAAATGCACCTGATAGTTGGTAGGAGATGAGGACCTCTGGGTCCTTCAAAGTGTACCAGTAGTATAAGCACTGCACTCCCTGCCATGATCACCACAATCGACGGCATTCAATTCACCATCACCCGACTGCCTGTTGCTCATGGTTCTGCTACACTGCGATGGACTGACCGGATTAAAGGTGGCAGCACCAGAGTGCGCACTGGGGCAGGGTCTCGCAGCATTAATCAGAGCACTAAATTAACCGCATTAGGTGATGTGAACTAACTCTGATGTGTTCGATTTCTAAGTAACAATCAAGAGGAATGAGATGCGCCTCTATAAAGACACTCACCACTCAAACAGTTAACTCAACTTTCTTTTTTTATTATGTCTAAGTCTGTGATTCTTTCTTTGTTGGCACAAGGTAACACTGCCACCGAAATCTTGACGATTCTTGATATGCTTGTAGAGAGCATTGTTGAGGAGAATATTGATAATTGTGCTGAGGTATATAACACTCAATATTGATACTTACTGTATGCTCCCTGGTTGACACTGGGGAGCACCTATGTTAGAATTGGCAGTATACCCTAGGAGCAGTGTTTTGCCCTAGGGGGCGTTGCGGTCCGGGGGGCGTTATTAAAAACGAACCACTACCCTAACCTACAGAGGTGACAAATCGACCTGTAAATATAAAGATCAAAAAATATTTCCCCCAGGTATGAAAACTCACAAAACCCCTCTCAGAACAAGAAGGTCCCCCCTACTGTAACTTCTGAAGAGTTGTACTTATAGGATGGACGATAATGTATTATAAGATTATGTGAGTTCATATTGTGTTCTTAGTAACACTGATATATAATGCGATAGTGAGATAAATTACTATTAAAAAAATTTCCGGTAAAAAATTTTCACAAAATATGGAAAAAATATATCACATATACGCAAAAAACAAATGTTTGTTTCATTCTATTAAAGAAGAAGAATTTAAAATTACCTGGAATACATTAAACAATATGATTGGTTTGATGAAAACTGATTATACTGCAAAGGATCTTTCATACGAAGAATTAATCATAAACAAAGAGGCAATCTTAAATTCTTCGCATTGACAAAATTCTATATAACTGATAAAATTAACCTAAAGATTCGTAAAAACTTATGGCAAAAGGATTCACTGTAAAGGCAGCAGCACCACGAGCATCAGCACCAACAGAAGATTGGGACTATGGTGCAATTAAAGAAAGAATGAAAGGAAAGTCTATTGTTTTCTGTTTACCTGGCAGAGGATGTTCTTATATCTTTTTAAAAGCATTTGTACAACTTTGTTTTGATATTGTACAAAATGGAATGAGTATTCAAATCTCACAAGATTACTCATCAATGGTAAACTTTGCACGTTGTAAGTGTTTAGGTGCAAATGTATTACGAGGTCCTAAGCAACTTCCTTGGGATGGTAAATTACAATATGATTATCAACTATGGATTGACTCGGATATTGTCTTTGATTCTAACAAGTTCTGGCAACTTTGTGATTTAGCACTGAATAATGAAGGAGTGGACAAAGAGATCGTTGGTGGATGGTATGCCACAGAAGATGGTCACACAACCTCTGTCGCACACTGGTTAGAGGAAGATGACTTCCGCAAAAATGGTGGAGTTATGAATCACGAAACCATTGAATCAATTAGTAAGCGTAAGAAGCCTTTCACAGTTGATTACACTGGATTTGGTTGGGTTCTCATTAAGAAGGGTGTTTTTGAAAATCTTGAGTATCCTTGGTTTGCTCCTAAGATGCAAGTCTTTGAATCTGGTGCAGTTCAGGATATGTGTGGAGAAGATGTTTCATTCTGTCTTGATGCCATTGAGAAAGGATATGATATCTGGTGCGATCCGCGGATTCGTGTCGGACATGAAAAAACTCGTATTATTTAAACTTAGAGAAATAATGTCTTCGGGATTATCAAAAAAATCTCGTTTCGGCAACGTCTCGTAATGAAAAACAAAAAAATATCGAGAACAAGGGAAAGGTTAAATAGAATTAAAGATGCATAACTTAATAGTATGTCATGTTTAATTGTTAATTTACCATCTAAAGAAATTTGGGTTCGTAAAGAATACTTAACTGATCATCAGAGTGGGTTTGAAGAGTTTGTAAAAGGCGTTTGGGTATCGGCAAAATCGATACCTGGGCGCACTTTTTATTTTGAGACATACTTACCAGAGTATGCAGCAATGTATGACAAACTACCCATCAGCGCGTTCGTATCTCGTCCAGAAACTCCGAGTCCTGATATGGATTTACCTAACTTACAATTCTGGAACTGCATGGATTATGGTGTAGTATCCATTCGTAAGCACTTTATTGCTTCTATGGACTATGAATGCTACACAAGAGATCATGGACCTCAGAAAGGTACTTACATTTGCACTTTAGACAACTATCATCAAGACTCAAATGTAATTGACTATACAACTTCGGAGAATCCTGCAGAACATAAGTCATTTAATCTTATTGAACTATATAATGGACAGTATGCACTCTACCCAAACAACAGAATTCGTATATATGATAACAGTTTAACACCAAAAAACCCCAAAACACCCGATTTTAAGGTATCTACAAGGTACTATCAAGTTGAAAATAGTTATGAACGTCTTGCAATGGGTAATGAAGACGAATATTTTTGGAAAACTGCACAAGAACGGGATAGCAACCCCGAAAAAAGTTCTGATTTAACCAATCAGGAGCAAAAACATGGGACAACCATCGGATAGAGACAAGGATTACATGAAAGAAGTGTGGGGAACTACAAAATTAATCACGGATTACACGGTAAAACCACCAAAAATGCTTCGTGAGATTGCAGATGATGTTTTAACCCCCAAAAAACACGATTTTGCTACACAAAACGAAATTCACGAAAGAATTCGCAATGATAATGATTACGATGATTGGGAATATGGAACTGAACCACTTTATGAGTCAAAAATCCTTGATAAATAAGATAGAATTGTAATAATCAATGCCTTTAGAAAGGGTAAGTCAAGGTTTTAAAGACATCAGTATGACATTTCAGAGTAACCCTCTAAATAGTGATCTGATTGCCCTTAAAAATGAATCTGCAATTGCTCGTTCAATACGAAATATTGTATTTACCCTTCCCGGTGAAAAATTCTTTAATGAAAATTTTGGTTCTAAAATATCCAGATCATTATTTGAAAATGTTGATCAAATTTCTGCATCAATTATTAGAGACGAAATTAAAAATTCAATTAATAACTTTGAAACAAGAGTAATATTAATTGATGTTAAAACTATTCCTGATTATGATAATAATGGTTTTAATGTAGTTATTGTTTATAATGTCGTTGGTGCCGATATTCCAGCACAACAATTAGAGTTCGTTTTGCAACCAACAAGATAAATGCCATTAGCAAATTTTTCAAATCTAGATTTCGATCAGATAAAAACCAGTCTTAGAGATTATTTAAAATCTAATTCTAATTTCACGGATTATGATTTTGAAGGATCTAATCTATCGTCTATTCTTGATGTGTTGGCATATAACACCTACATCACATCATATAATGCAAATATGGTGGCAAATGAAGTTTTTATTGATAGTGCTACTCTTAGAGAAAATGTCGTAGCACTTGCAAGAAATATTGGATATATCCCACGTTCAAGAAAAGCAGCACAAGCAACAGTAAGCTTCTTTGTCGATACATCTAGCATAACACCCGTACCATCCTCTCTAACCCTCCATAAAGGGACTGTAGCAAGCACTGCGGGTGACTTTGGTAATCAGTCCTATGTGTTCTGTATTTTAGAAGATATAACGGTTCCGGTCTTTAATAATATAGCAACTTTTAATAATCTTAAGGTTTATCAAGGAAATCGTTTAGTAAATAATTTTACTTATAGTTCTAGAAATCTAAATCAAAGATTTATTTTACCAAATAGTGGTATTGATACTGATTTGATTTCTGTATTAATAAAAACTAATGAACAGAGTACAAGTTCAACAAAATATAATCGTCAAGATAGTCTTTTTCAAATCAATCAAGACTCTAAAGTTTTCTTTCTACAAGAAATTGAAGATGAAAGATATGAACTTATTTTTGGTGATGGAATTTTTGGCAAGAAACTTGAAGAGGGAAACTTTATTGAAGTTGGATACATCACTTCAAATGGTGATAGTGCAAATGGCATAAGTCAATTTACATTTGCAGGAAGAATTACATACAATCGAAACTCTATAGAATACACAGTTACTTCAGGAATTTCATTGTTAACCACTGGATTAATTGCATCAGGTGGAGAAAATATTGAGCCAATAGAATCCATTAAAAGATATGCTCCAAGAATATATGCATCTCAAAATAGAGCACTTACGGCAAACGATTATGAAACATTAATTCCTGCAAAAATTTATGAAGAAACTGAATCTATTTCGGTATTTGGTGGAGAAGATTTAATTCCACCACAATATGGTAAAGTCTTTATAAGTATTAAACCAAGATCAGGTGATTTTTTACCAAATTTAGTTAAAGAAAATATCAAACGTGATCTTAAAAAATATGCGGTTGCAGGGATTGTTCCTGAGATTTTAGATTTAAAATATATTTATCTTGAAATAAATTCCAAAGTTTATTACAATACTAATTTTGCACCAAGTGCTGAATATGTATCAAGTATCATTCAAAATAACACTAAAAAATATGCAGAGTCAACTGAGTTGAATAAGTACGGAGCAAGATTTAAATATAGTAAATTCTTAAAAATTATTGATGAAAGTAATGATGCAGTAACTTCAAATATTACAACAATACAGATGAGGAGAGATTTAAGAGTTGTACTAAACACATTTACTGAATATCAAATTGGTTTTGGAAATGAGTTTCATATTAATAGCATGAATGGTTATAACATTAAATCTTCTGCGTTTCGAGAATCATCTACCTCACAAATTGTTTATATCTCAGATATTCCAAATACAAACAGAGAAGTTGGATCTTTATTTTTATTTACAATACCCTCAATAAATTCAACAACTCCAACAATAGTAAGAAGAAATATAGGTAATGTAAATTATAAGAAAGGTATAATAACTTTAAACCCAATAAATATTCAAGCAGGAAAAATAAAAGATGGACAAACAATTCTTGAAATTTCTACAACTCCTCATTCAAATGATGTGATTGGATTACAAGATTTATATTTGCAATTAGATATTGGAAGTAGTACTTTTGAAATGGTTGTTGATAGTATTTCTTCAGGACTTGATCCATCTGCATCCAGTTATATTCAATCTTCAAGTTATGTAAATGGTCTTTTAGTTCGTCCAACAAATGAAATTGGGGGAGTTGCTGCAGGTGCGGTAGTTGCTACACCATTTTCAACCTCATCTTCATTTACAACATCTTCATCTGCAACATCTTCATCTACAACATCTTCATCTACAACATCTTCAGCACCATCAGCACCTTCTGGACCATCATATTCTTCAGGATATTAATAAAAAAATAAATCAAAAAAATGACAGAAAAGAGAATTCAGTTTAGTAATATAATTTTTAATCAACTCCCTGCATATGTTAGGGAGGAGTTTCCATTAGTTTCGGAGTTTCTTTCTCAATATTATCGTGCTCAAGAGTTTCAAGGCGCACCTATTGATCTAATTCAAAATATTGATAAGTATGTTAAACTTGATGAAGTAACTCATCAAATTGATTCTGTAATATTAGGTAATAATATTACAAGTTTTGACGATGTAATACCTGTAGAAATATCGAGTTCTCTTACTGGAACTGATGGATTTCCTGAGAAATATGGTTTATTAAAAATTAATAATGAAATAATTACTTATACTGGAAAAACCTTTAATTCTTTTACTGGATGTATAAGAGGGTTTAGTGGTATTGATTCTCTTAAAACTCAAAATAATTCTGATAAATTAGTATTTACTGAATCAGAATCGACAAATCATTCTGTAGGAGATACTATTATTAATTTAAGTTCTTTATTTTTAAAAGAATTTTTATCTAAAATCAAATATCAGTTGACTCCAGGATTTGAAAATAGGAAGTTATATGAAAATTTAAATGATTCAATATTCATTAAACAATCAAAAGATTTTTACAGAAGTAAAGGTACGGATGAATCCTTTGAAATTTTATTCAGATCTCTTTATGGAAAAGACGTAAGTATTATAAAACCAAAAGAATATCTTTTTAGACCTTCCGATGCACATTATGAGATAACAAAAGATTTGGTTGTAGAAAGTATTGAAGGAAATCCAGAAAATTTATTAAACTGTACCTTAATTCAAGATGAATATTCAGATTTTACAAAAGCATATGCATCAATTGCAAAGGTAGAAAAAATAGTTTCTAGAGATGGAAAAGAATACTATAAACTTAGTATAGATTCTGGATATAATAAAGATATACTATTCGATGGTGCGTTACATGGAGAATTTAAAGTTCACCCACAGACTAAAGTAATTGGTCGATATGGTGTAAGATCTTTTATAGTAACTAGTGTAGTAAATCCAGGAACACCACCACCCAATAAAGTTTGGGCAATTAATAGAATAACTCAACAACAGTTGACTTTAGTAAAAGGAAATACATATAGATTTGATACATCAGATTCTTCCAATAGTGGACATATTCTTATATTTCAAACAACTTCTGGAGGTTCTCTTTCTTCACTATATTATATTGTATCTGGCAATGGGGTTGCTGGCGAAGCAGGATCTTTTGTTGATTTAATTATTAATATAAATGCTCCAGATGAAACAATAAAATACAATTGCTCACTTCATAATGGAATGGGAGCAAATATTAATATAACTACCGATTATACTGGTGGACTTACAACTCTAGATGTTGATTCAACTGTAGGATTTCCAAATAGTGGAAACCTGTATGTCACATATAACGATCAAACACAGGGTACTATAGGATATGAATCAAAAAGTGTAAATCAATTTTTTAATTGTTCAAATATTACAGGAATCATTGAGGATTCTGCATATATTGGTATTAGCACCTATGCACGTAAATTACCTTTTGAGGGTTCTGATGAAATTGTTAAAGTAAGAATTACTTCAGTTATAAAAGATTTTGATTTAATCAGTGATTCATACTATCTTAAAAAAGGTAATACTTGTCAAATTAAAACTCTAGGAGTTAACTCGGAAGATGTAGTTTCAAATAATTGGTTTTTTAATATTCCAACCTCTTATAATGTTCAATCAATTTCTTTGCTTGATGATACTGATAAAACTTATAGAATTGATATAAAATTAAATCATATTTTCAGAATAGGTGACAGTTTAAAAATAATAGACAGTAATGGTAATGAAAAAAATTCTACAGTAATTGATATTATTTCGAAAAAATCTTTTAATGTAAGAGGTCAAGGACAATTGTTGCTTACAGATACTTATACAATAAAAAAAAATCTTTTAGCACCAAATTCTCCAACGTTTCCATACATTTCTGCTTTTAATGCAAATGTTCAAAATGTATACAAACAAAACAATAAAACTATAGTTGCATCACCATCTCTTCCATATTATAATGAACAACCATTAAATGTTTCATCAAAACAAATAATTTTTTCTGGAACATTTAATTCTGATACCTTTAATATTACTACTACCAAAGATCACGGGTTTTATACTGGAGATTTAGTTTACTATACACCAGAAAAAATAATATCTGAATCATTTGACAATGAAGGCAATGTTATTAAAATTTCTCAAACTTTAAGTAAGTTGTTTGCTGAGGGAATATATTTTGTAAAAAGAATAGATTCTAACACTATTAAGTTTGCTTTAAGTAAATCTGACATATACAATTCAAAATTTATTTCTGTTGATAGTTCAGTAAAAGTAACTGCAAATAAACTTGAATATTATAACTTTAAATCAAAAACACTTAAGTCACAAAATCTTTTTAGAGAAATTTCCCCCCCTATTAATGATGGAGCACAATATCCAACAGAACCTGGATTTACTGGAATTTTAATTAACGGTGTAGAAATATTAAATTATAAATCCCAGGATATTGTATATTATGGGCAACTAGATGAAATAGAAGTTACCTCTCCTGGTGGAGGTTATGATGTCATCAATCCACCAGAATTATTAATCACCGATTCAGTGGGATCTGGTGCTACTGGATATTGTGCAATAAAAGGTTCTCTTAGTGAAATAAGAATCATTGATCCTGGATTTGATTATGTAGAAATACCATCTATTAAGATAACTGGAGGAAATGGTGTAGGTGCTTTAGCTTACGCATCAATGAAATTAGTCGATCATCAATCATCTTTCAATTCTGAGAGCAGTTCGACACAAATATCATTAACAAATCATACTATTGGATTCAGTACATATCACAAATTTAGAAATGCTGAGCAAATAATTTACATTACTGGTGATCAGAAAGGAGTTGGTGGTATTTCTACAGGTTCCGCATATTTTGTTTTCGTACAATCACCAACTGAAATTAAGTTGCATAATACTTTAGGTGACGTAATATCTGGAATTAATACTGTCAATTTAACTTCGTATGGAATTGGAAATCACGAATTTAGATCTTATAATAAAAAATCTATTTTAGGATCAATCATTATACAAGATTCTGGTTTTGGATATGAAAATAAGAAAAAAACAGTTTTTAGTTCAGTAACAGGTATTAATACATCAATTAATCAAATTAATATTGTAAATCATGAATTTCTGTCAGGAGAAGTTATAAAATACATAAACTATTCTTCTGATGGATCTGTAATTGGTGGATTAACCACTAGCACTGAATATTATCTAACCAAAGTCGATGACAATAATTTTAAATTGTCGGGTATTGGAACTGGATCAATATTAAGAGATTTTTACTATAACACAAAACAGTTTATCAATTTAACTTCAGTTGGAGTTGGAACTCACACTTTCAACTATCCTGAAATTTCTGTTGAAGTGATTGGCAATGTTGGTATTTCTTCAATTGGTTCTAATAATTTTAAAGCAGTTGTTCAACCAATTTTTAGAGGAGTAATTACTTCAATACATTTAGAAAGTAATGGATCCAATTATGGATCATCAGAAATTTTAAATTATAAAAGACAACCTTTAGTTACTTTAAACAGTGGTTCTGGTGCTAAAGTTATTCCTATTATTTCAGATGGAAAAATTAAAGAAATTTTAGTAATTTCTTCTGGGAGTAAATATAACTCTCCACCAAACTTAGTAATTAATGGAAGTGGTTTTGGAGCAGTACTTACTCCAATTATTAAAAACGGTCAATTAATTGAAGTAAAGGTAATTGAATCTGGTATTGAGTATGTATCAGACACTACTTCAATAGATGTTCTTTCTACAGGATCTTTAGAAGAATTTAATCCAAAAATACAATCGTGGAATGTTAATATTTTTGAAAAAAATCTATCAATTATCTCCGATGATGATGGAGTTTTATCTGAAGGAATTAATGAAAATTTCGAATTGGAATATTCTCATCTTTATGCACCAAGAAAACTTAGAGAAATTGTTTATTCTTCAGACTCTGATGGAAATACTTTATATGGAAAAAGAGATTTAAGAAAGATTGGAGATGATGAGGTATTATCAACTGACCACTCACCAATTATAGGGTGGGCATATGATGGAAATCCAATCTATGGTCCATATGGGTACTCCACAAAACAAGGTGGAATAGTATCTCAAATGAAGTCTGGATATAAACTTAAGTCAGGACTTAATTTGACACAAAATAGACCTTCATTATCTTCATTTCCTAATGGATTTTTTATTCAAGATTATAGTCACTTTCAAGTTTCTGATGAAACTGTATTGGACAAAAATAATGGAAGATTTTGTGTCACTCCAGAATATCCAAATGGAACATATGCATATTTTGCAACAATTAATAATTCTGGTGCAGACTCATCTGGACCCTTTGATGGATATAAGTCACCAATATTTCCATATTTAATTGGGAATAATTTTAATTCAAAACCGAATCAATTTAATTTCAAAAAAACATCAAATCAAAGTGATTTTGATTTAAATCAAACTAGTTTTTCAAGAAATACTAATCCATATAATTTACTTGAAAGTGATTCTTTTACCACTCCTTATCAATACGTAGACCTTCAAAATCTTTTAAATCAGACCGCAGACATTAAATATGCTTCTTCAGGTTTTATAGAAACAATAAACATAACTTCTGGTGGTGTTGAATATAAAATTGGAGATAAATTAATATTTGATAATGAAGGTACTGATGGATACAATGCTTCTGCCGAAATAGAAAGAATTTCCGGAAAATCTGTAAATTCAATCAGTGTAGCAACTACTTCAATATCTAATGTTGAATTTTATCCAACTACACCCCGAGGAAATTTCTTAGTATTTTCTGAAAATCCACATAATTTTACAAATACTGCTTTGGTTGTTGTTTCTGGATTAAATACAACATCATCTTTGATTGAAGGATCATATCGAATTGGAATATCAACAAATACAATTGGCATTGCCGTTAGTATTGGTAGCACGGCAGTAACTGGAATTGTTACTTATTTTTCTGTCGCAGGAAACTTAAATTATCCAAATATTAGAGAAAATGATATTCTGGGAATAGGAACAGAAAAAATTAAAGTATTAAATGTTGATGTAGGATCATCAAGAATTAGAGTTCTTCGTGCAGTAAATGGAACTGTTGGATCTTCTCATAGCATTACTACTCCTTTATATGAGAATTCTAGAAAATTTACAATAAATTCGGGATTTAGGTCACAGTATGATTATAAAATAAATCGTGAATATTATTTCAATCCAATTGATGCTGTTGGATTAGGAACAATTGTTGCAAAAAATATAGTTTTTCGTACAACAACTATTAGTTCACCTGTTGGAATTGGGTCGACGATAATTTTTGTTGTTGATACAACCGGAATTATTGCTGGTGTAAGTTCTATTAGTGTAGTAGGTCCAGGCACAATTACAACTAGACCAATTGTTTCTGTTGCATCCACATTTGTTCAAATTGGAACATCATCTACAGTTGCAGATGTACTTGGTATTGGAACTGTGGTGACTTTCAGCACTCGTTCGGAAATTGGAATTGGTTCTACCATAATCTTTTCAAATCCGGGAACTGGTGCTACACAAATTTTTATTCCTACGAAATCTATCTATATTTCAAATCACCGATTAGACACTGGTGATGAATTAATTTACTCTACAAATGGTGGAAATCCGATTGGAGTTTCTACAAATGGAATATCAACTTCGGTATCAATTTCAGACCAATCTATAGTTTATGTTGCAAAAATATCGAATGATTTAATTGGTATCTCTACATTTAAAATTGGAATTGGAACTGGAGGAACTTTCGTTGGAATTGCAAGTACTACTCGGGAAATGGGAACTCTATTCTTTACAAATGTGGGCACAGGAAACAATCATAGTTTTAAAACAAAATATAATAGTTTATCAGGAAATATTTCAAAAAATACTATTACAGTATCTACCGCACAAAGTCATGGACTTTTAAATAATGATATTGTTTTTGTTGATGTAAATCCATCTATATCAACCACATTTACTTTCAAATATAATGATTATTCTAGAAAAGTATTAGTAAATCCAAAAGATTTTATTTCTGCTGGAATTAATACACTTACAAATACAATTACAATCTTAAATCATAAATTTGAGAATGGACAAAAAGTAATTCACACCGCATCCGTTCCTGCAGTTGGGCTTGAGAGTGATAAAGAATATTTTATTTATATAGTTGATACTAATAATATTAAACTTACTAATACTTACTATGATTCTATTAACGTAAAACCCGAGATTGTTGGCATTACTAGTGCATCAAATGGAACATTATCTGCAATCAATCCACCAATTCAAGTATATAGAAACTCTTTAGTTATATTTGATTTATCAGATCCTTCTCTTTCATATACTCAACAAGCAACACGTTATCCTGCATTTGATTTAAAATTCTTTAAAGACTCTAATTTTACGGAAAATTATGATAGCAACTCTAGTGATCAACTTTTTAATGTGCAAAAAGTAGGAACTGTTGGAATTACAAGTGATGCAAGAGTTTCTCTATCAATTAATAAAAACACACCACAAAAACTCTATTATAATTTAGTTCCAATTTATAATGGAACTCTTCCCGAAAATAAAAAGTTAATTAATGAAGATCGTGAAGTTTTATCAAATAATGAAATTCAAGTTTATAAAAGTCAATACAATGGACAACATAAAATTATATCAGGATCTAGTACGTCATTTACCTATGATATCACAAAAGTTCCGGAAGAAAATTTATATACTTCAGGCATATCTAGTATAAAATACGAAACCAGTTCATTAAATGCTAATGGACCTATTTCAAAAATTAAAATAACAAACAAAGGATTGAATTATTTTTCTATTCCACAAATTTCAAATATTATATCTAGAACTGGAATTGGGGCAATATTAGAACCTTCGAGCACTTCTATTGGTAAAATTAATTCTGTAAAAATAAATGATATTGGATTTGATTTCCCATCAGATCTAACAATGAGACCTAGTGTAGTAGTTCCACAAGTTATGCGAATAGATCCTCTTTCATGTTTTGAATCTATTGGAATATCTTCATTTGGAAGAGGATACACTTCTGCACCAAAAATTATAGTTTTAGATGGGAAAACTGGTAAGATTGCTTCAGACGCTGATTTAAAATATACTTTGAGCAATACTCAAGTACAAATTTTAAAAAACACGTTTGGACTAAACAATGTAGCACCAACAATTTTACCAATTCAAAATTCAAATGGAGTTGATATTAGTTCTGTTGGATTTAATACATCAAATAAAAATGTAACCATTACATTATCAGTTGGGTTTAGTACAGTAAATTCATTCCCTTTTGCAGTGAATGACAAAGTTTTAATTGAAAATGTTAGTGTAGGAGTTGGATCAACCGGAAAAGGATATAATTCAGAAAATTATAATTATCAACTTTTTACACTTACTTCAGTTACTGAAAACCTTGGGGGACTTGGTGGATCTGTAGTGTACAATCTAAATGAATTTCTTGCTGGTTCAGAATTTCCAGGCAATTTCGACTCTGAGAATTCTTCTGGTAAAATTATTTCACAAAAACATTTTCCAATTTTTAATGTGGTTTTGAAAAAAAATGATTATCTTATAGGAGAAAATGTAACATCAGAATCTGCTACAGGAATAGTGGAAGGTTGGAATCCAAAATCAAATTTTGTAACGATCTTATCTAAAAAGAATTTTAAACTTGGAGAAGTTATAAAGGGATCCTCTTCAAGAACTCAAGGAGTTGTATCTGAAATTGCAAAATTTGATGCATTTTTTAATCTTGATGCAACGTCAAGATTTTTACATGGGAACCAATCTGATGCTGGAGTATTAAATAGTAGTATACAAAGAATTCAAGACAATGATTATTATCAAAATTTTTCGTATTCAATTAAATCTACAGTAGATTTTGATACTTGGAATGATGTAGTAAGTTCTTTAAATCACACTACTGGATTTAAAAAATTCTCAGATTTTCAATTAGAAACTCCTTCTACTTTTGCAGAAATTACTAGCAATTCACTTAATATTAACTTACCATCCGATTTAACTTTTATTGATGTTATAAGTGACATTATTAGTGTTGTAAATTTAAATTGTGTTTATGATTTTGATTTAGTAAAAGAAAATTCACTTCAAATTGGATCTCAAATTTTTTCAAATGAAATAATATTTTCAAATAGAGTTTTACAAGATTATGCAGAATCTGTAGGAAACAGAGTTTTGACTATTGATGATATTAGTCATCAATTTAACAGCAATCCAAGACCAACTCGTTTTTCTGAAATTTCTAGGTTTAATCTGACGAGTGTGAAATCACAAAAATATTTTATATATGTAAGTGACAAGAGGTATTCTAGAGAAAGACAATTTCTAATTATTACGTCTCTTATTGATAATGTTGGTAATATATTTTTAAATCAATATGCAAGAGTAGAAAGCACTTATGATATGGGATCCTTTGATTTTATTATTGATGGAACTGAGGGAGTTCTTCAATTTTTCCCAACCAAGTTTAGCATTAATGATTTTAATATATCCTCACTTTCATATAACATTGAAGATAGTCATTCTGGTATAGGAAGCACAACCTTTGGGAGTATTGTTGATATTCGATCAAGTAGTGTTGTTGTTTCTGCTGGAACTACTACTACTATTATTGGAATTGCAAATACCTATAGATCTATGAAGGTTTTGGTTTCAATTTCTTCATCGACTACAAATCAATATGAATTTGATGAATTGAATATAATTCATGATGGAACTAATGTAGAATTTTTGGAATACGGGCAGTTAACAAATCATTCTCTCAATTTATATTCAAGCACGGGACTTGGAACATATTACCCATATCTTTCTGGTGGGCAACTCAAAGTTGATTTCATACCAAATTCTCAAGTTACTACAACAGTCAATGTTAGTACTACTCAAGTTGCGTTTGCGGCCACATCAACTGTTGGTGCGGTGAATCATGATATAAAACACGCTAGGTTAGAAGGTAAATCTACTTCTATTGCTTCAACATCAACTCCAACACCTGTAGGTATTAGTAGTTATCCTGATGCCTACGATAGTGCATACTTTATTGTTCAAATATCTGATAACACAAATAATGTTCATCAATTATCAGAAATAATTGTTGTTGATGATAATACTAACGAAATTGACGTTCAACCAAATGTTTATGTTACAGAATATGGAGTTGTCAATACTCTTTCGGGCCTTGGAACCATTGGTGTTCAAAGAACTTCTTCAATAGTAGAGTTAACATTCAAACCATTAGCAAATATTGCTGTTGATGTAAAAGTTTATTTAAATGCACTCAGACATCAAGATGATGATAAGGATATAACTGATTTCATAGATTCAAAAGTTCAAACAAACTTTGGAACTTATGAAGGAACTGATTCTGCCATCAAACGAGCCTTTGATATAACTTACAAAAATGATCCAATATTCGAAAAATATTTTGTTGGCAGTGCTTCTACAGTTATTGATACAAATTTAAATGTTATTTCTGTATCAAACCATTTCTTTGTAACTGGAGAACAAGTTGAGTATACTTATGCTGGAGAAGGAACAACACAAGCAATTGGAATTGCATCAACCAGTTTTGCTGGAATTGGAATTACCGATAAACTTCCCAAAAATGTATATATTGTAAAAGTTGATGCAAACAATGTTAAGTTAGCAAGAAGTGCAGAAGATGCTCTTAAAGATATACCAAAAACTTTAGATATTGTTAGTGTCGGAATTGGAACTTCGCATAGATTTGTTAGTACAAATCAAAATGCAAGGGTAATTTTAGCACTTGATAATGTTATTCAATCCCCAATAGTTTCTACTGCAACTACAACAACATTATCAACTAATGTCTTTACAACTGACGATAAGATATTTCTCAACCAAGTTACATCTTTCTTTGGTGGAGATTTAATTAAAATTGGTAATGAAGTAATGAGAGTTGATGGTGTTGGTATTGGAAGCACTAATGCTATTCAGGTTCGTAGACCAAGATTGGGAACATCAGTTGCTGGATATCCAACAGGATTTCTGGTCACTAAGGTAACTGGCAATTATAATATAATTGATAATGTTCTTAATTTTGTAGAAGCACCTTTTGGAAACCTTCCGTTCAGCAGTACAACAAATCGTTCTGATGAGAGAGATTGGGTTGGTATATCAACAGGATCGTCATTCCAAGGAAGATCCTTTATAAGATCTGGAGTTACAAACTCATCAGAGGAAACTTATAGTAAAAATTACATTTTTGACGATATTTCTGCAGGATTTAATGGTATTGGTAAAACATTTACATTGAAATCTAATGGTGTTAATGTATCTGATGTTTCAACTAAAAATGCAGTTATTTTAATTAATGACGTTTTTCAAGGTCCGGGATCAACGTATAATTATACTTTATCAGAATCTGTAGGAATAACTTCAATTACCTTTACTGGAACAGCAACTTCAGTTTCTTATGATGTTAATAATGCAAGTATTCCAAGAGGTGGAATTATTGTATCTGTTGGATCAACTGGAGGATTTGGATATCAACCTTTAGTTTCTGCGGGAGGGACGGCAGCAGTTTCAGTTGCTGGTACTATTTCAGCAATCAGCATTGGTAATAGTGGATCTGGATATCGTTCTGGTGCTCAAGTTGTTAAAGTTGGTGTTGCACTTTCTTCAACTAGCACTCCAACTATTGAATTTATTGGAACTGCTTCGGTAAGTAATGGTAGAATTGTAAGTATTGCGATTACAAATCCAGGCACAGGATATACATCTACAAATCCGCCATATGTAATATTTGATGACCCATTATCATACTCAAATATTCCTCTTATTTACAGTTCAGGATCTTCGGGTGTTGGTACACAAGCAAAAGTTAATATTGTTGTTGGTCAAGGATCTAGTATAATTGATTTTGAAATTATTAACACTGGATATGGTTATGGTGATAATCAAATTCTAACTGTTCCAATTGGAGGTATAATTGGGATTCCAACAACAGGATCATCATTTAATGAATTCCAACTAACCATACAAAAAACTTTTGCTGATAAATTTACTGGATGGTCAATTGGAGAACTTCAAGTTCTTGATCCTCTTGATTTTGAATTTAATGGACAAACTGTTGCTTTCCAACTAAAATTATCTGGCGATTTAATTTCTGTTCGTTCTGCCAGAGGATCGAATATTAATATTCAAGATACTTTATTAGTATTTATCAATGATATTTTGCAAGTTCCTGGTAAAGGATATACTTTCCCAGGAGGCACTATTATTACATTTGCAGAACCACCAAAAATTGGGGATACTTCAAAAATTATTTTCTATCGTGGAAGTGGATCTGTTGACGTTGTAGATGTTAATATTCTAGAAACCGTTAAGGTTGGTGATGAACTAACAATTAATTATGACTCTTATCGTGGACAACTCCCAGGACTTCAAGAAGAAGAAAGAACAGTTACTCGAATTGATTCTACAGATTTAGTTAAAACAAACCCATATTTTGGTCCAGGAAATGTTAATGACGAAACTCTTGAAAGACCTGTAACATGGTGCAGACAAACTGAGGATAAGATTATTAATGAAATACAAATTGGAAAGGATAGAATTCTATATGAGGCTGGAATTACTCCAACATCATATTTAATTCAATCAGTTGGAATTGGAAGCACTATTCTTTACGTTGATAATATAAGACCATTTTTTAATCCAATAAATGAAACAATATCCACAAATCCCAACTCACTAGCATTCCAAAATTCAGTTGTCATTATTTCTCAAAATGATAAAGTTGGAGCATCTGCAACCGCAATAGTATCAACTGCAGGAACAGTAACTTCAATTGTAATCAGTAATGGTGGAGTTGGATATACAACCACACCAACAGTATCAATTTCTCAACCAATTGGATTTGGAACCACAGCAGCGCAAAATACTACTCTCACATCTGTGACCGTATCTGAAGGAGTCGTAACAGGAATTGCAGTTACATTTGGAGGGGGTGGTTATATATCCACCACTCCTCCACAGGTATTAATTGAATCACCAAGTACGATCAAAGAGACTGTTGGTGTTGCTTCATATACAGGTGATTCTGGTGTTATCGTTGGATTTGGAACTACTGCAACTGGTATTATATTTGATTTTTATATTCCGACTAATTCATATTTAAGAGATGCCTCTATTGCTGGAACTGCACTCACAGTTAGTGGTATTGGAACTGGTGATTACTTCTTAGTTTATGATTCAAATATTGGTTTTGCAACAACATCAATAACATCAAGAGATACTAGTAATAATATCATAGGAATTGGAACCAATTTTATTAATAATGTTTATCAAGTAAAAAGTGTAAGCAATGTAAGTGTTGCAAACACTGCGATTGGAATTGCAACAGTTGGCAGTGCAACAACTACTGTAAGAAGAGTTAGTGCAATAGTTAGTGGTATATCAACAATTAGTGGATATTTGGGAGTAGGAATAGGAACCACTTCAATTAGTTTTGGTAACTTTAGTTGGGGAAAAATTGAATTAACATCGAGGTCTAAAGAAAACACTTACAATTTCTATGGAAATGTTGGAGTGGGCGGAATTTCAACTTCTGGTGTTGTTAAGAGAACTCTTCCACTTAAATTTTAAAACTATGTTATTACTTAAATAAATAATAAAAAACTATCATAAAATGGCAGCAATTATAACCGACCAAATTAGAATATTAAATGCAAAGAATTTTGTTGCAGGAGTAACTTCTTCAGTAAATTCTTATTATTCTTTTGTTGGTCTACCAAATCCCACCAATATTCAATCTGATTGGGATACAAATCCCCCATCACCAAAAGATAATTTTAATGAGGAAAATGACTATTGGGATACTATGATTGGATTAAAAAAAATTAATTCAAGTGATGTTCGACAGGTGGTTCAGAAACGTTTTTGGTCTTCTGGTACAACTTTTGATATGTATCGTCATGACTATAGTAGATCAAACACTGCAAAAGTTTCTGGTGCAACTAATTTATATTTATCATCATATTATATCTTAAATAGTGATTATAGAGTTTATATTTGCTTACAGAATGGAACAAGTTCTGATAGTCCGAATGGTAGATCTTCACTTGATGAACCATTATTCACTGATTTAGAACCAAGAGCAGCAGGATCTAGTGGTGATGGATATGTTTGGAAGTACCTTTATACTATTAAACCTATTGATATTATTAAATTTGAATCCACTGATTTTATGCCGGTTCCTATAGATTGGGAGACAGGATCCGATAATGCTTCAGTTAGAAATAATGCAGTTGATGGATCTATAAAAATTATAACAATTACAAATAGAGGAATTTCTGTAGGATCTGCCAATAAAACTTATACAAGAGTTCCTATTCAAGGTGATGGTACAGGAGCAGAATGCACTGTAGTTGTTGATAATGACCAAAAAGTAGAATCAGTTGTAATATCAAATCAAGGTTTTGGATATACTTTTGGTACTGTTGATTTAGTTGCAGGAAATGTTCCTACTGGAACTACTAAACCAACATTTGATGTAATTATATCACCTAAAGGGGGGCATGGAAAAGATATCTATAGGGAATTGGGTGCATATAATGTTTTGATGTATTCTAGAATTGAAAATGATGTCGAAAATCCAGATTTTATTACAGGAAATCAAATTGCAAGAGTGGGAATTGTACAAAATCCAACATCATTTAATTCGTCTTCAATTTTAACCTTAGATAAAGCAAGTGCTGTTTACGCACTTAAATTAACTGGAATTGGAGTTAATTCTGCAATTTTTACTCCAGACTCACTTATTACACAAACAGTGTCTACAGCAACTACTGCTGTTGGTAGAGTCATTAGTTATGATCAAGTAACTGGTGTCTTAAAATATTGGCAAGATAGATCTAATTCAGGATTTTCAGCAGTCGGAGTTGCAATAACAAATCCAACATATGGGTTTGGCAAAGTTAATTTTACAAATTCTCCTGGTAGTGGTGGAAGTGTTTCAATCGTTGGAGGTTCATCTAATTTAACTATTGATACTTCATTTACAGGTTTATCTACTGTGATAAATAATAGAACGTATTACCTCGGACAATCGTTTACAAATGGTCTTGCAAATCCAGAAACAACAAAATATTCTGGAAATATAATTTATGTAGATAATAGACCATCTATTACAAGATCATCAAACCAAAAAGAAGATATTAAAGTCATTTTGCAATTCTAAAAAATTATGTCTCAGCAAACTAATCTCAATGTAGCACCGTATTTTGATGACTTTAATGCAAATAATGACTATCATAAAGTTCTTTTTAAACCCGGAACTCCTGTCCAGGCAAGAGAATTAACAACTCTTCAATCAATTCTTCAAAATCAAATTGAAAAGTTTGGGCAACATTTTTTTAAAGAAGGTGCTAAAGTAATACCGGGAAATACTGGGTACACACAATTATACTATTGTATTCAACTTGAAAATACTTTTCTGGGAGTCCCTGTTGAAGCATATGTAAATCAACTTGTTGGAGTTAAAATTACTGGGGCAAATTCTAGTGTAACTGCAATTGTAGATAAAGTTCTTTCTTCACAAGAATCGGAAAGAGGAAATCTCACTCTTTACATTAATTACTTGAGTTCAAGTTCTCAGAATAATATAACTGAAATATTTGCTGATGGAGAATCATTAATTGCAGATATACAAATTACTTCCAGTCTTTTAGGAAATACTACTATTGCTTCAGGTCAACCTTTTGCAACAACTATTGCAAAAAATGCTGCAGCAATTGGATCTGCTTTTAACATTACAAATGGTGTTTATTTTATTCGTGGAAATTTTGTAAATGTAGATACCGAAACTTTGATTCTTGAGCAATATAGTAATAAACCAAGCTATAGAGTTGGTTTGTTTGTAAATGAACAAATTATTAACTCAGATATTGATCAAAGACTAAATGATAACTCACAAGGATTTAATAATTATGCGGCACCTGGTGCAGATAGATTAAAAATTACAACATCATTATTTAAAAAGAGTTTAAATGATTATGATGATAATAATTTTGTAGAATTAACAACTATAACTGATGGTGTTTTAAAAACCTTAGTAAAATCATCTGAATATTCTATAATTAATGATGTATTAGCAAAAAGATTTCATGCTCAATTTGGAAATTCTGTTCATACTCCATTTGATGTTTCAGTAAAAGAGTCTTTAAATAATAATAGAGGAAATCAGGGTATTTATCAAATTGGTCAGTTTACTTCTAGTGGACTAACTCCATCTGATGCTCTATCAATTTATCAAGTATCCCCAGGTAGAGCATTCATTATGGGGTATGAAGTAGAAACGATTAATTCAACATTTTTAGATGTACCAAAACCAAGAACTGTTAAAACTCTAGAAAATCAATCAATTAATTATAATACAGGACCTACATTATTTTTAAATAGAGTTTATGGAGCTCCTCTAATTGGAATTGGAAATACGTATGTATTAAGTTTAAGAAATGAGAGAGTTGGTGATAATCAAACCACTGTACCTGGTAAGGAAATAGGTGTTGCTAGAGTATATGATTTTAAGCTAGAATCTGGATCATATAGAACTACATTGACGCACTTAAATGAATGGAGTCTTTCTTTATATGATGTTCAAACTACTGTTGAAATTAGTCTGAATGAGCCTATTACACTAGCAGTTCCAACTTTTGTTGAAGGAAAAAATAGTGGGGCAACTGGGTTTCTTAAAGATGCAGTTAGTGCAAAGAATTTAATCACCTTATATGATATAAGTGGTAATTTTTCAAAAGATGATCCATTACTTTTTAATGGGATTTCTGGTAATAGAGTAGCAACTGCAGTTACATCATATAATATTTCTGATATTAAATCAGTCTATGGTACACTGGGAGGAGGATTTATATTTTCTGCTGATACTATTCAATCAACCTCATCTTTTATTGGATTTGCAACAATTTCTCCTCTTGCGTATAATTCAAATATTGATTTCTTAGGAACTACTGTTACATCAACAATTGGTATAGGATCAACTCAGATTTTTGTAGATGACACTTCTGGAGTATCTGTAGGAAGTTCTGTTACTATTGGATCTGATTCTGAAGTTACAAATGCATTTGTAACTGGTGTTGGATCTACATTTATAACTATTGGAACAGGATCTACAACAGGAAGTTTACTTAATTTACAACTTACTGGGAGTGTGGGTATAGGATCTACTGTGTTGTTTGTTTCACCCACCACAGAAATTTCTATTGGAAGTTCTTTTAATATTGTAAGGCCACCTGTAGTTACAACAATTTCTTCTTTTGTTGGTATTGGATCAACACAAATATTTGTTACAAATCTTTCTGGAGTTGCCATAGGAAATTCTATTAGTGTTGGAGCTGCAATTACAAATGCTCCTATTGTTGGTTTAGGTACAACGTCTATCTTTATTGGATCTGGGTCTACAACAGGAAGTTTACTTAATTTATCAATTGATAGGAGTGTGAGTATAGGATCTACTGTGTTGTTTGCTACAGTTCCTATTGGAGTTACTGTTGGAAGTTCTTTCGATCTTGTAAGGACACCTGCATTTACAACAATTTCTTCTTTTGTTGGTATTGGATCAACACAAATATTTGTTACAAATCTTTCTGGAGTTGCCATAGGAAATTCTATTAGTGTTGGAGCTGCAATTACAAATGCTCCTATTGTTGGTTTAGGTGCAACATTTATTACTATTGGAACTGGAAGTACAATATCTTCTACAATTTCAGTAGGAACTGCCGTTACAATATCTCGTATAAATTTTGGATTGTCTGTCGTCGGTGTAGGCACAACATTTATTACTATTGGAACCGGAAGTACAATATCTTCTGCGATTGAAATTGGAGAAGTCATGAGATTTAACAATGTTTCTTCATTAATTGCTGGTACAAATATTATAATATCTCGTATAAATCGTGGATTGTCTGTTGTCGGTGTAGGTACAACATTTATTACTATTGGAACCGGGAGTACAGTATCTTTTGCAATTGGAATTGGAACTGTTTTAGAATTCACGACTATTTCTTCTTTAATTACAGGAAGTCCAGTAAATTTTAGCAACTTATTATTTACAAATGATATAATATCACCAAATAAATTGTTTCCAGGAACAATTAAAAAAGACAATATAATTTCTTATGCAACAGGAAGTACCGTAGATCCTTTTTATGGAAAAGTTATATCTGTAGGAGAATCGTCAATTCAAATTGGTGGAGTAATTGATCCTTTAGGTCCTTCTATTGAAATTGCAGAGGTTCCTGGAGTATGTGTTGGTGAATTTCCAACTTCATTACTTTCAGTTTCAGATTTAAAAGTATTGGGAACTAATTTAGCATCTTCATCAGATAATACTTTATATACAAAACTTCCAAAAAATAATATTTCTTCAGTAGAATTAACAAATGCTGTTTTATCTATTAGAAAATCTTTTAATGTCAATATTATATCTAATCAGCTTTCTTCTTCAGTTGTTGCAGGAGAAAATGAAACATTTTTACCTTTTGATGAAGAAAGATATTCATTAATAAGATCTGATGGTTCTACCGAACTGTTAACGTCAGATAGGTTTTTGTTTCTTAGTGGTGGGACAGAACTTCAAATTTTTAATTTGGGTTCTAACGATGCCGGAGCAAGACTAACAACGACCATAAGAAAAATTAAACCAAAAGCAAAACAAAAAATAAAAAATAGAGTTAATAGTGTTATTATCAATAAATCAATAAATGCAGGGTCTGGTGTTGGAGCAACAACATTGGACGATGGTCTTACATATGGAAATTATGCTTTTGGAACTAGAGTACAAGACAAAAATATTTCATTAAATGTACCTGATGTTATTGAAATTCATGGTATTTTTGAATCAGCAGATACTGAGAATCCTTCTGCACCAAAAATGGTTTTTTCAAATCTTAATGGACCAACCAATACAACCTCTGATTTAATAATTGGAGAAGAAATTGTAGGAGAAGGTGGAGGTCCTATTGGTATTGTTGCAGAAAGATTAAGTGCAGTACAAATATCCTTTATTCCAAAAAATGAAAATACTTTTAGAGAAGGACAATCTGTATATTTTAGAGAATCTAAAATTCAAGCAGTAATTGTTGCTTTAGATTCATCAAGTTTTAATATTTCTTTTAACTATACATTTTCATCTGGACAAAAAGGATCTTTTTATGATTATGGGACAATTAAAAGAAAATCAAATGCAGTGGAACCGAATAAAAAAATAATAGTTTATTTTACAAGTGGTTTTTATGGTTCTTCGGATGATGGTGATATTACAACAATAAACTCATATAGCACATTTGATTATGGATCTGAGTTATCGGTTGTTGATAGTAACAGTATATCAGATATTATTGATATCCGACCAAGAGTTTCTCCTTATACAGTTTCTGAGAATGCAAGGTCACCTTTTGAATTTTTAGGAAGAACTTTCAATTCTTCTGGCAACTCTGCAGCAAATATTCTTGCATCAGATGAACAAATTTTGACTGATTTTTCTTTCTATCTGGGGAGAATTGATAGAATTTTCTTAACAAAAGATGGAAAATTTATAGTTAAATATGGAACTCCAGCAGAAAGTCCCCAAAAACCAGATTCTGTGGACGACGCTCTTGAGATAGGCGTTATTACGTTCCCACCATATACATATTCAACGTCACAAATATCTCTTCAATTTTTAGAACATAAAAGATATCGAGCGGTAGATATTAGACAACTTGAAAATAGAATTAAAAATTTAGAATATTATACTTCACTATCTTTGCTTGAAACAAATACTGCCAATCTCTTTGTTCCAGATTCTGCAGGATTAAATAGATTTAAATCTGGATTTTTTGTAGATAATTTTACCACAATATTAGCACAAGAAACTAGTATTGAAATTAAAAATAGTATAGATGGAAAAAATAAAGAATTAAGACCAGCACATTATACGAGTTCTGTTGATTTGAGTTTTGGTCCAGTACAAAACGTAGATCCAACATTTGATCTAGCATTTTCTCCAGTTGAAGGAGTTAATGTTAGAAAAACTAGTGACATTATTACTTTGGATTATGCGGAGGTTTTGTGGTTACAACAAACTTTTGCAACAAGATCGGAAAGTGTTACTCCTTTTCTGATTAGTTTTTGGCAAGGTACATTAGAATTAACTCCGGCATCTGATACCTGGGTAGATACTGTAAGAACTGAAGCAAAAATTATCAATACACAAGGAAATTATGCAGAAACTCTTGCCCTTGTAGGAAGAACTCTTAATGTTGACCCACAAACAGGGTTTTCTCCTACAACTTGGAATTCTTGGGTTGATAATTGGATAGGACAAGAAATTACAGAAACAACAAGAACAACAGTTAATAATGTTGGACCAGCAGATGTTCCAAAACCTGATTGGGGTAATGACGGTGTACCACGACCAACTTTTGGTACAGTAGATGCCTCAACTACTATTGAAGAAACACTTAGAGAAGTTAAGGATACTGGAATATCAAACAGATCTGGTGTTAGAACAATAATTACTGAACAATTTGATACAACATCTGTTGGTGATAGAACCGTAAGTAGAGATGTTATTGCGTCTATGAGATCTCGTAATATTCAATTTATTAGTAAAAAATTAAAGCCACTTACTCAAATTTATGCATTCTTTGATAACATTGATGTAACGAAGTATTGTGTTCCTAAATTATTAGAAATCAATATGCTTTCTGGTGTATTTCAAGTTGGAGAAACTGTGGTTGGAAAAGTTGGATCTACTGGATTAGGACCGATTTCATCTTCACCTGTAGAAATAAGATTTAGAGTATCGCAATCAAATCATAAAGAAGGTCCATATAATTCTCCAAACACAACATTTTCACAAAATCCATATACAAATCAAACATTACAACCAAACTATTCTTCAACATCAAATATTTTAAACGTTGATACTTTCTCTTTATCAAATGAACCTCAGGGAACTTTCAGTGGATATGTAGAATCCGGAATGGAGCTTGTTGGGCAAACGAGTGGAGCTCAAGCTATAATTACAAATATAAAACTTATTCCAGATGTATCATCAACGTTAATAGGAAGTTTCTTCATTCCAAATCCCAATATAGGTATTCATCCTAGATTTCAAGCAGGAAATAAAACTTTTACATTAGTGAATAATGACCTAAACGATCAGAATCTTGCTTCAACAATTGCTGAAGAAGGATTTTTATCAAGTGGAATTTTAGAAACTGTTCAGGAAAATATTATATCAATTAGAAATGCTAGAATTGAAAACAAACAAGAATTTGAAGAAAGATCTCTTTCACGAACTACCGGAACTCAGGTTGTTGGTAGTAGAGTTATTGCACAAACACAAAGACAAGGAATTATTGGATGGTATGATCCCCTTGCACAATCATTTTTAATTGATGATGAAGTTGGACTTTTCTTAACTAGGTGTGATGTTTTCTTCAGATCTAAAGATGATATGGATATTCCAGTAACGTTCCAACTAAGAACGATGCTAAATGGATTTCCAACGCAAAATGTTATTCCATTTTCAGAAGTTGTTATTGAACCTAATCAGGTTCAAACATCTGGTGATGGATCAATTGCTACACCAATAAGATTTAAAGCACCCGTCTATCTTGAAGGTGGTAAGGAATATTGTATGTGTTTGGCATCAAACTCTACAAAATATAGTGTTTATATTTCTAGAATTGGAGAAACTGATCTCTTAACTCAATCATTTATTTCCAATCAACCATATTTGGGATCACTATTTAAATCTCAAAATGCCTCTACTTGGGAAGCAAGTCAGTGGGAAGATCTTAAATTTAATCTTTATCGTGCAGATTTTATAGATTCTGGAACCGTAGAAGTTTATAGTCCAGAACTTTCTAGAGGTAACAAGCAAATTGCACAATTGATGCCAAATTCACTTAACTTTACTTCTAGAAAAATTAGGCTTAGTTTAGGAGCAAACCTTACTGATGGTTTTTTAACTCTTGGAAATACTGTTTTACAATCCGGAACAAATGCATCTGGTAATTATGTAGGAAGCGCGGGAGCTGCAACAGATACATTAAATATAATTAATGCTGGCATTGGATATACCCCATCGTCTGGTGAGCAACTTTTTACTGGAATTAGTTTACAAACAATTACTGGTAGTGGTAGAAATGCAGTTGGTTCAATTTTAATAAATGGGGGGAAGGTAATTAATGCAGATATTACTTCTGGGGGGACTGGATATCAAATTGGAGATGTGCTTGGAATTTCCAATATTGGAGCAACAAATGTTGGTATAAATGCAAGATTATCAGTTAAAAGTGTCATTGACATTAATCAAATTATATTAGATAATGTTCAAGGAGAGTTTGTTGTTGGTGCTGGTAAATCGATTACATACATTAAATCTGGCGTTGGAGAAATAAATTTAAATGGAACTACTGTTTTGGTTAATGAAATAATTACTGAAACTGATGGACTGCACGTTAAAGTAGATCATAGAAATCATGGAATGTATTCTAGGGATAACTTAGTTACAATTTCTAATGTAAAATCGGACATTAATCCAACTAAATTAACTGCACAATTGGCAGCAGATTTTACGGGATCAATATCTGTTGATGACTCTAGTGCTTTCTCTGCTTTTGAAAATGTCGGTGTTGGTACTACTAATCCTGGATATGCAATCATTGGTAATGAAATTATTTCTTACACTTTGGTATCTGGAGCATCAATTTCTGGAACCATTGTCAGAGGGTTAGAAGGATCCACACCAAAAACACATCCTATTGGAACCCAAATACATAAGTATGAAATAAATGGAATTTCTTTGAGAAGAATTAATAAAACACATGATTTAAATAATGTAACCGTTTCAAATCCAATTACTTTTGATTCTTATGATATTAAAATTGACGGATCTATTGATGGTGTTAATAGAAGTGTCGGAACTAGTTTCCCAGTTCTTTATGCAAATCAAACAAAATCAACTGGTGGAAATAATATTGCAGCAACACAAAATATGCCATTTGAAATTATTACCCCAATGGTTCATAATGTAACTGTGCAAGGCACTTCATTAAGTGCTGAAGTAAGAACTATTACTGGTTCTAGTATTAGTGGAGATGAAGTTTCGTTCCGTAATAATGGATTTGAACCAATCACAATTAATATTCCTAATTATTTAAGCAGTACAAGAATTATTGCATCAAAAGTAAATGAAAGCAATAAATTATCCAATTTAAAGGGTAATAGGTCAATAAATATGAGATTAAGACTTGACACTGTTAATTCAAAAGTTTCACCGGTTTTAGACACTCAAAGAATTAGTGCAATTTTAACTTCAAATAGAGTAAATAGTGCAATTAGTAACTATGCAACCGATGCAAGAGTAAATTCAATAGATCCAGATCCATCGGCATGTCAATATATTTCAAAAGAAATTACTTTAGAAAGTCCAGCATCTTCTATTAAAATCATATTAGATGCTTATATAAATCTTTATCATGACATTCGTGCATTTTATGCAGTTAGTGAAAATAACAATTTTAATCCAATCTTTATTCCATTTCCTGGATATAAAAATATTAATGCAGAAGGAGAAATTATTGATATTAAAGATAGCGATGGTTCATCTGATAAATTTGTTTCTTTATCAAACTCTATCGGATTTGCTTCCCCAGAATTAGATTATAAAGAACGCACCTTTACTGCAAATATACAAGCACCATTTAGATCATATAGGATTAAACTTATTATGACATCAACTAACCAAGTTTATGTTCCTAGAGTAAGAAATCTGAGAGTGATTACACTTGCCTAATATGGACTATATTAAAGTGAAGGGACATGATAACTTACTCCGAGATCCCAAAACAAATTCTATCATTAACACTAATATGTCTGAATACAACGGATACATTTCTAGGAGGGACTCTAAATTAAAAGAGACTGAAAAAGTACAAAATCTTGAATCTGATGTTGCTAATATGAAAGAAGATCTGAATGAAATTAAATTTTTACTTAGGAGGTTAATTAATGAATCCTGATGACATAACTCTTGAAAACTTAAACAAAAGTTTTGAATACATTAAGTTTACCAGTCAAATAGATACTATTAATAATGTTGAAGATCTTAGAAATCTTGCAAAATGTTATTTTAAACTGTATCTTAAGCAGCAAGAAGTTCTTGCAAAGTTTCCAATACTTTAATCATAAATATTTCTAAAGGAAAATAGTAAATGGCGCAACCATCAACTAGACAGGAACTTATAGATTACTGTAAAAGAAAACTAGGCGCGCCTGTACTTGAAATTAATGTTGCAGATGAACAGATTGATGATTTGGTTGATGATGCAATTCAATTTTTTCAAGAAAGACATTTTGATGGAGTTTATCCTGCTTTTTTTAAATATAAAACAACAGCAGCAGATATTTCTCGTGGTACAGCAGTAGTAGGATCTAATAATGTCGTTGGAATTGCAACAACTACTGTAACAACAAGTATTGTTGGAACAGCAACAACTTTTTCATATACAGAAAATAGTAATTATATTCAACTTCCTCCTAATGTTATTGGTGTAAATAAAATTTTTACATTTGATGGAGCTAATACTTCAAGAGGTATGTTTAGTATCAAATATCAAATGTTCTTAAATGACATTTATTTTTTAGGAGCTACAGAGCTCTTAAATTATTCAATGGTTAAAACATATTTGGAAGATTTAGATTTTCTTCTAAATACACAAAAACAAATTCGATTTAATAAAAGACAAGAAAGATTATATTTGGATATTGATTGGGGGGTTATAAAAGAAAATGATTATTTTGTTATCGATTGTTATTCAACATTAGATCCAAATGATTATGCTAGAGTTTATAATGATTCCTTTATTAAACCATACCTAACTTCATTGATCAAACGTCAGTGGGGACAAAATATGATGAAGTTTACTGGAGTTAAACTTCCTGGTGGAGTTGAATTAAATGGAAGACAAATGTATGATGATGCACAGAAGGAATTGGATATGCTTATGGAAAAAATGTCCAATACGTATGAACTTCCACCATACGATATGATTGGTTAAACTATGCTTAACCCATTTTTTCTTCAAGGATCTAAATCAGAACAAGGTCTAATTCAAGACCTTATAAATGAACAACTGCGAATGTATGGTGTTGAAGTTCATTATCTTCCAAGAAAATATATAACAGAAAAAACTATAATGCGGGAGGTTATTGAATCCGCATTTGATCGTTCATATCCAATTGAAGCATATGTTGAAAACTTTGATGGATATGGTGATAATACCACAATCTTATCAAAGTTTGGTATTCAAGCACTTAATGAACTAACAATTGTAATATCAAAAGAAAGATTTGAAGAGTACATAACACCCCTAATTAAAGATCATGCAAATATTAAGTTATCTACAAGACCTAAAGAAGGAGATTTAATTTATTTTCCTCTTGGTGATAGATTATTTGAAATTAAATTTGTTGAACATGAGCAACCCTTTTATCAACTTCAAACAAATTATGTTTATACTTTAAAATGTGAACTGTTTAGGTATGAAGATGAAGTTATTGACACTGGGATTGATTTCATTGATAATGTTCTTTCTGGGAGTTCTGAAAGTGGCATCTCAACAATTTCTCTTGGCAGAACACAAAAACTGAATATGATAGGTGCTGGAGTAACAGCAACTGCTATTATCACAATTGTAAATGGTGGTATAAGATTCTTTACTGTTACAAACAGAGGTGGTGGATATACACATGCACCACGAGTTTCGATATCTTCAGCACCTTCTGGAGGAGTGACTGGCATTGGATCTGTAACAATGATTGGTGGAATTGTTGTTTGTGCGGATAATATAGACCCAAAAGCAAAATCAGTTCAATCAGTAGAAGTTATTAATCCTGGTGCAGGGTATACGGTTGCTCCTAAAGTATTGTTTTTTGGAGATGGAGTTGGAGCAGCTGCTACAACAACTATTGGAAATGGTGTTGTTGGAATAATTACTATAACAAATGGTGGTGGTGGATATGTTGGCATTCCTACAATTACATTTACTGGTATTGCAACAGTATCTGCTGCTGCGACTGCTATAGTAAGTGCAGCAGGAACAATTACTCAAATTAGAATTACAAATGCTGGATTAGGATATACTACATCACCAATTATTACTATTGAGAACCCACCACAAATTGTTGGTGTTGGAACTTTTGTCTTTAACGAAATTGTGACAGGTTCTACAAGTGGAACAACTGCAAGAGTTAGATCTTGGAATGTTATAACTAATGTATTAGAAGTTGCAACAGTTTCTGGATCATTTACACCAGGAGAATCCATTGTTGGAACCGCATCAAGTGCTTCAAGAAAACTTAGATCTATTGATATTTTTGCAATTGAAGATGGATATTCTGATAATAGTGATATAGAAACAGAGGCAGAAGATATTATTGATTTTAGTAGCACTAATCCATTCGGAATGCCATAGTATAAATATTAGTTATAACTTGGGTAACCAATAGCATCGGAACTTAAAAAATGTTTGAATATTTCTATCACGAAATTTTAAGAAGAACTGTAGTTTCTTTTGGTTCTTTATTTAACGAAATTAACATTAAGCATACAGATAATTCTGATAATGTGAAAAGTGTAATTAAAGTTCCACTTGCATATGGACCTACACAGAAATTTCTTGCAAGATTGGAGCAATCTCCAGATTTAAGTAAACCGGTTCAAATTACATTACCAAGAATGTCATTTGAATTTACTGGATTAACTTATGATCCAACTCGCAAATCTACAACAACACAAACTTTTCTTGTAAAATCTTCAACTGACGGAACTGAAACTAAAAAAGCATATCTTCCAGTTCCATACAATATGCAGTTTGAGTTAAGCATTATGTCCAAATTGAATGATGATGCACTTCAAATTATTGAGCAAATTTTACCATATTTTCAACCATCATATTCAATGACACTTGAGTTGGTAGATATTATTAATGAAAAAAGAGACGTTCCTGTAGTTCTTGAAAATATTACGATGCAGGATGATTATGAAGGTAACTTTACTACACGAAGAGTTCTTATTTACACATTAAGGTTTACTGCTAAAACTTATCTCTTTGGTCCTATTTCTTCTGCAACAAAAGATGTTATCAAAAAAACTTCTGTTGGATATGTTTCTGGAGATAGTAAAAGCACGACAAGAGATGTTATTTACACAACATTACCAAGATCTATTAAAAATTACACTGGTACAGTACTAACTACTTTGTCAAAGGATATTACTAAAGAAGATACTTTAATTACAGTCAACAGTGCAGCATCTATTGTTAAGGGTGTGTATTTGGAAATTGAAGGAGAAGAAGTATATGTAACACTCGTAACTGGAAACGTTCTTACAGTTGAAAGAGGTAAAGATGGGACACCAATTACATCACATCTTTCTGGAGCACAAGCTAAATCAATTACTACAGAAGATGACTTGTTAATTGAAGAGGGTGATGATTTTGGATTTAGTGGATCTATAGAATGAAAATGACAAAAAAATTTGATAAACTCAATGAAACTTTTAATGTAGATGGTGATATAATTTCTATAGATGTGAAATCTGAAACAATAACAGAAAAAATAGAGAAAGTTGCACTAGTAGTAGATGATGTTAAAAAAGATTACGATTATACTAGAGGAAATTTATATTCTTTAATAGAAAAAGGACAAGAAGCAATTAATGGAATTCTTGAATTAGCACAAGAATCTGAGATGCCCCGTGCATATGAAGTTGCTGGACAACTCATTAAAAGTGTAGGTGACATTACAGATAAACTATTAGATCTTCAAAAGAAAGTAAAAGATATTGACGATGACAAACCAAAAGGTCCAACCACAGTTAATAATGCACTTTTTGTAGGATCAACTGCAGAACTAGCAAAGCTTTTAAAGCAACAACAACTAGATAATGAAGACATTCAAACAGTTTAGAGAAGAGTGGACTAATAAATATAAAAAAGATATTGATTACTGAAATCCAAATGGCATATGAAGATGTTGTAAATGAAGAAGGTCTTCGTGATTGGTTTGGTAAGTCTAAATCAAAGGATGGAAAACCTGGTTGGGTACAATCAGATGGGTCTCCATGTGCTAATGAACCTGGTGAAACCAAAACTCCTAAGTGTTTCTCACGAGATAAATTAGCAAGTATGAGTAAAGGTGAAGTAGCATCTGCAGTAAGAAGAAAAAGAGAAAAAGATCCAGGGCAGCAAT